CAGTTGTTGTGTTGGGCGGTACGGCTGTGATGTTATCGAAGTAAACGGGTACTGCTGGAACGAGGTTGTTGAACGCGGTAAGTAATGGCGATTCAACAGCAGCACGGATTGCTTGGTAGTTCATTAACCAAAACCTCTTGAAGAACCACCCCCACCGCCAAATGGGCCGTCGCGAAATCCAATCTTTACACCCTGCTCTAATGCACGGGTCATGCTGCCGCCGGATGTGTAGCTTACGTACCAGTCTAAAGGCGCTGTACTGACGGCAAATCCTTCCCCTGTACTAACGTTGCCCCGACGGCTGCCTGTCCTTTTACCGATAGAAGTCGGAGTTTTTATGGGTTCAATGACCTCTCCGTCAACATCCAACTGCGATATAAAGACTCCTTCTTCAAGGTCTAAAGCCTGTGGAGCGTAACTAGCACCGTTGACAATTTCGAAGTAGCTACCGTTTTTAAACCTAGTTCTTGGAACGTTTCTTAAGTCGTACTTATAGATACTTCCTTTGCTTCGAGGGCCACCGGGTTCTTGCCCAGGAGGTACTGCGTACCAAGCGGAAGAAAAAGCACCAGAATATGCTGGACCTGCTTGGGCGAGATCGTTCATAATCTCTACAGCAGCTACCCTTACCGCTCCAGTTACAGATTTACGCAGATCGCGTCTCATTGCCCTAAACATGGCGTCGTTAAGCCCTTTAGCCATTACTGTGGCCTCGCGATGAGAGTGTGATAAACCGGGTTGTCGCCGCGATAAGTCAAGATGTCGATAATCTTGGCTTCACGGGTCGCTCCAGCCTGTGGGTACTGTATGCGATCGGCTTCGGTGGGGTAATAGCCGTTGAGTTCGGTGTTGCCAATGATGACTTTGATGTCGGTTGTTTGGTAAAGGCCCTCTGATTCGCGTGGGTTTAAGCGGGTAATTACGCCCTTGACTGTGATGCTGGTGTCCGCTCCAGTGACCGAGCCGGTGGCTGGGTCGTATGCGCGGGGTGTGGCGGTCTTGATGTAGGTGATGTCAATACCCCAATCTGCGAGGAGTTGGCCCGGTATTGACGCAAAGGTGTCGTCGATCAGTGCCATATCAGTTCCTAAACAGTTTTACTTCGTAGTTGGTCGCTCCAGCTGAGGTGTAGGCGCCGATAAAAGATTCGAGCCAGGGGTAAACGTCAAGGATGTTGTTGATGACGCCTGGGGTTTGGGTGCTGCTGTTGTACTTGACTTTGAGGTCGCCTAGTTCTACTTCGTCGTAAATGCCGGTTTTGCCCGTGCTGCCGACAAGAGCCTCTCCGTCGTGAATAAGGGAGTGGGCTAATTCAAAGGTTGCGGTCTTAATTTGATTTGGGATGAACGTGCATTTAATCTCAACGCCGTCAACCTTAAATTCTTTGCGAGGCCATTTCAAGGCTTGTGTTGTAGTACATCGCTCGCCGTAGTAGGTGAAGACGTCTAGGTAGCGGGTCGCTGAAATTAAAACGCGATTTTTGGCGTCGTCGCTTCCGGTCCAGTGCTCCGCATGGGGAACTGTAAGAAAATAAGCCTCCGCTTCAGCCAGCGTTACGTAGCTATTTGAGTTTGCTCCACTAAGAGTGGCGTCAACGACAGCAGCCACGACAATCAGTACAATCTTTTACTTAGTCTAGCCTTGCGTTGTTTTGCCGGTTTTGGTAATAGCTGTGCGTGGTAAACCGTTCCACCGGTTGTCTCGATTTCTACTTGGGCTTCCTCAACTGCATGGGCTGGAACGTCAATAAATGACTTTGTAGTATCCTTAAGGGTGAACAATCGGACCATTCTCATGGCTGAGGACAGTAAAGACCTGCTGATCGACATCCTAGATACACCTAAAACCGACGTTGTTCAAGAGAAGAAAACTCGTAAGCCGCGTAAAAAACCTGAGCCTCGCAAACTTGCTGATGTGGCAAAAGAGGTGCGGAAATTAAGGGATGAGGGTATCCCCGTTCCAGTGATTGCTGATCGTCTTGAAATGTCGTACCAGGTGGTGAATCAGTTGGTGTTGCGGTCGTACAAGATGGTGTCGAATACGGTTGAGGTGTTTGAAAAGCAGGAGCGGCAGCGGCTCGGCTTGTGAGGCAATAAAAAAGCCCCCAAGAGGGGGCTCTGACAACTGCGTCTCCGTATCAAGAATACACGGAAACGTCGAAGGGGGTGTTTACCAGGAGACGAACCACGGGGATCATCTTGGTGGTGCTGTAGGCCAAGCTCCAGCTTGCGGTGTTGGCCAGGTTGCCGGTGGTGGCTGCGTTGGTGGGGTTGTCACCAGCCACGTTCCATTTGGTGCCGTTGACGTGGTAGCCGTAGTGGTAATCGACGGCAATGACGTCCTGCATGGACAGGATGTTGCGGTCGGCGGCAAGGCGCAGATCCTGCTGGATGCCCTCGGAGACGATACCCGACTTGAACATGTAAATCGGGTACTTCTTCAGGTGGGTGGCGGTACCACCAGACAGAGGATCGAGTTGGTCGTCAATCACAACACGAAGACCGGCAAAAGTGCCTACCTCGGGTTGGGTGACGCCAACACCACCTGCACCCCAGTTGATCGCACCAGCGGCGGCTAAAGCGGAGGTGCTAAATGTCAGCATTCCGATCTGTTGCAAGTAGTAAGCAACAGAGGAGTGCATCGCCATGGTGTCGATCTCCTCGCCACGCTCGCCCAGCAGGTTTTTGGCCTGCATCAGGTTGCCAACAGTTAGGTAGTTGGCTTCGGTGGCAGAAGTCGTGCCAGTGGCGTCGTACTGGTTGGGGCCGAGGATGCCGGTGCCGGAGATTCCACCAAACAAGCCAAGCAGGTGGGCTTTCAAGGTGGTGGTCTTCAGCTTGTTGATGGCTGCAGACAGCTGGTTACGTACGTGGGCGAGGGGGTCCGTTCCAGAGCCCAGTTTGCTGAGGTCGTCAGCGGCATAGCTGAAACCACGGTGCAGAAGAGTCATGATTTGCTCGTCTGCAGTGGTGCCCTGAGGGGTCAGGTAGCCAGCGCCAGAGGTGCCCCAGGTTGCAGAAGAGGTAATCTGCTCTTCGGTGGGAGCGATGGGGTCGTGAAAAGGCACGCGCACACGAGTGCCGCCTGCACGAGCATCAAGAGCGGCGTTGCGCTGGATGATGCCGCCTTGGATCCACTTTGATTGCTCAAAGATACCCTCAGCGGTGTACTGCAGGAACTCGGGGCGAGTTACCAGATCCGACAGAAATGTTCCGCCGGAATAGTTTTCGGAAATAGCGGCCATTGGAGGCGATTAACGGGGTTTGCAGGGCGCCCCACTGGGGCTATTTTCCGGCCTCAGCTTTCAGTAATCGGGCTTTGTCGGGATCCTTCGAGAGAAGAATCATTTGCTCGGTTACGTTCCAGCTGTCTTTCAACCACGGGTTGCTTTGGCCTGGGAGGGAGGTGGAACGGGCACTGCCGGTTACACCCATGCCGGAACGGTTTGTTGGAGCAAAATGATGCTCGTAACCGCTGCCGGGATTACGGAGATTGGTGACGTATTCACCAACCGGAACCTCGACGCCGCCGACAACAGCCACAGGCTGACCATCTTTGGAGTGGAGATTCTCTTCAATAAGACGATACAACTGATCGGGTGCTAATGCACCGTTTTGCGAAAGTTGCGCGACCATTGAAGCTTTCATTTGTTGCTTGGAATAGTTCTGCTTGAGATCACCAATTTCGGCGTCTTTTGCAGTTAATTCCTGCTTTAGTTGGGCAACAGTGCCTTGCACTTCTTCCCAGAGCGTTTTGTAGTCGCCGGATTCCGCCAATTTGGCGGTTTTCATTTCCTCTTGCGAGGCACGGAGTTCCGAAATTTGACCTTGGAGGGCTTCGCGGTTTTCACGGTCCTTACGGCGTTCTGCGATTAACTCTGCGTTCTTTGCCTTGAGTGCTTCAATCTGAGCGGCAAAATCAACACTTTCAACCACAGGTTTGGGTGCTTCAGCTTCCACAGGATGCTGCACTTGTTGCTCTTCAGACACGCTTATGTAGCATAGTGTTCCGTATTAGTCTAGCTCAGTATTAACGGGTTGTTGTTGCTGTTGAATTACAGGACGCTGGGGCTGTGGGGCGCGTTGGCGTGATTCACGTGCCAGTTCTTCTTCGATGTCGAGGTTGTCTGGGACAACTTCGCCTCGGCGGAGAATGTCGAGGAGGAGTTCGTCACTAAGCTTGCCCTTTTCGCTGAGGTCTGCAAGTACGGAGACGTCTTGGCCGATTAAACGGTAGTAGTCGAAATCGCGATCCACGGTGACAGTGGGTGGTTCGATCCCTACGTATTGGGCGGCAAACTCAAAGGCGCGGTTTATGGCGCTTTCGAGTTCTTGGCTGACGATAGAAAGGGTGCTGTTGGCTTGG